TGTCGCCTGCCGTGGCCGCGCCGTAAGAGCCTGCCGTGGCCGCGCCGCTGTCGCCTGCCGTGGCCGCGCCGCTGTCGCCTGCCGTGGCCGCGCCGTAAGAGCCTGCCGTGGCAGGTTTTCCCGGTCCCGCATTGTTCTCATTGGTGCACCGGCTTTTCACATACTCAAAATGCGCCTTGATGATGCCGGGCAGCCCGATCTCCGCGCCGATCTTGATTGTCTTCCCGACGCACTTGCTGTCGTTTTCTTTCTCGTCGGTCACTTCCTCCAGCTCCACTTCGTGGAAAACGCTCTCGCTGGGGGCGTAGTAGTCGAAACAGTCCAGCGGGTCTTCGCAAGCGTGGAACCCGCTGTCGCACAGCTTCGCCTTTTCCTCGTGGTATGTCTCGCCTTCCTTGAACTGAAAGCCGCGACAGGTCATGTCCTTGTTGAATCCCTTAAATGCATTCATGATCCCTCCTACTGCGCGTACACGCGCATGGTGTCCCCGTTGATCCTGAAGCTCATCAGCGTGCTGTCCAGCTCATAGAAGTGCTGGTGCTGCTGGTCCATAGGGTTGCGCAGCTCCACGTCCGACAGCACGGTGGTCCTGGTGACGTTCGCCCTCCGCTGCACGACCTCCACAGTCTTGATGCTGCTCGATGCGTACAGCATCTTGTTCAAAAACTGCTTCACCTTCATAGCCTTCCTCCTTATGCTTTTTCGCTCGCCATGCTCGATGATAATCTCTCTGATACTTGCGGTATTGTTCGCTTCGCCTCTTTTGCGACCGGCGCTTGATCTCCCGCCAGCGCTCAGGGTTCTCTTTGCGCCATTTTCTGACCCGCTCCACTCCCGTCAACACCTCACCCCCTTAAAACGTAAATCCCACATAGATTTTTTTACTGGGCTTCAGGAAAATCTCATCACAGGAATCAGCAAACCTGGCGCAAGAGTAGGCTTTCGCTGACCTGTCGTACTCGCCGCGTACCCAGACCTGTCTTTCTTTCGGATTATCAATTGGCTTACGAGTAAAAAAGTCCCCTTTTTTTAGGTCCCGAACCGTCAGATGATCCATGTAACACAGCCTCCTCCGATGGTTTGTTTGCAAAAACCACCCGTCGAATAAATGTTACATTTTTCATACGAAAATGTCAATGGATAATCCGCAAAACTTTATTTATTCACACATGAGTGCAAACAAGCCTGAAATACGTCTTCGGAAGAGCGCCACCCAAACAACCTCCTCGGGTAATTGTTTATCCAGTTTTCCAACGCCTTGACCTGTTCGTCTGTTAAATCCTCAAACGATGTCCCTTTGGGCTGCCACCTTCTTACGAGCTTGTTTCCGTTTTCGTTGGATCCTCGCTCATAACTCGAATATGGGTGGCAGAAATATACCTTCGTCCGTACGCCGCCAGCGACACCGCGCTCTATTCCTGCAGCGTCGCTAAACTCCATCCCATTGTCGCAAGTGATGCTCTTAAACAAAGACCTAAAATTCCCGCCGAGGTCCCTTTCTAGTTGATCCAATGCGCATATGACGGCTTTGGTGGTTTTATTCGGAAGTAGCCGGACGATCTCTTTTCGTGTCATCCTCTCCGTAAGGACGAGTAAAGCTTTTAGTGATGAACGTGACGAGACTACTGTGTCCATTTCCCAATGCCCAAATGTATTCCTCTCGTTGATTTCTGCAGGGCGCTTTTCAATGCTCTCTCCTTTTGGTGGCCGTTTCGCTATTTGGATCTTTTTGTACTGCCGCTTCTTGTCTCCACGAACCGGCAAATCCTTGTTTTTCAAGTTCATGAAAACACCCTTGTCTATGTAGGAGTATATTGTATTTGGGCTTTTTATTGAGACGGAAAAAGACAGACCCTTCGTCTGTATTTCACTAAGGACTGCGGCGGGGCTATACTTTTCATCGATGATCATGTGCTCAATATAATCCGCCAGCGCCCTGTCGTTCCCGATTTTCAGCTGAGGCCCCTTGCTGCTTTCCGCCTGCCGTGTTCGCATGTCTGCCAGGTCGGCGCTGTACCTTAATTCTTCGGTCCAGTCACTGTTTCTATGAATATAAAGCCCTTTCTTTTTTTCGTACGAGATAGTGCTATGATGTACGCCAAGCTCCCGAGCTATCGCACTACAGCTCATGCCGCCGCGGAGCATCCCTTCGATACGTAGTCGGTCCGTACGAGTTAAATGTTTAAACCTTTTTCTCCTCATGTGTATCACCTCCAACAAAAAAGAAAGCGGATGCCGCTTCCTCCTGCATTATCCATTGACGGTGATATATTGTCAAGTGGTTTATGAACAATTTATGAATAGAGCCCCGGAAGGCCGGGGCTTTTGGTTTAGTCGACAGACTCGGCGAACTCCTGGATCGCCCGCTGCGTATGCTGGGGAAAGTCCTTGGACATGGCGCGGAGCTGGTCCACGAGCTCGTGAAGCTCAGCGTTGTCGCTGGTCCGGGAGTAACCGCCATCGGATGAGTAGCGCCCCATGCTATCACGGCGCCGACGGTAGGACCCGCGGCGGCTCATGCCGTCAGCATAGCTGCCGCCCATTCCGTCATCGTAGCTGCCGCCCATTCCGTCGGCGTAGCTCCTTCTATAGGAGCCTGCGCAAGAGTATTCCATCTCGTCCTCGGATTCGATGATCTTGCAGACATTCTTGCAGCAATGGGCCAATTTGTCCACCACATCCAGCGTACCGGCACTCAGCTTATTGCCGGAGCCGCCGTACTCTTCGAGCTCTTTACAGAGCATCTTTTTCAGCTTCATGAGATTCTCGTTCATGTGTTTCTCCTTTCTCAAGCGATTCTGGCCACGGTTAGGTTGGCGTTCTTGACAAGGATCGCAGGTGCAGGATCAGCAGCAGTCAGACCTGCGGACGTGTTTTCCACAGCTATGACAGCGCAGCAGCCACGCGGCACTGTGATAATCGCCGTGCTGGTCACATTGCCGAAGTTCTCGTCCGTCGGAGGCTCAGCCGCGACGGCCGCAGGCGTAAAAATCGCCTTGCTGGTCTGGATCGGCTCGCCGTCGATAGCCAAGGCCACGGAGATCGGGCTGACCGTGCCGTCAGAGGGCACCGCAATGTTGCCGTTGAACGTCACCTGGTACCGGGCAAAGCACCCGGTTCCATTGACGCAGCCACGGAGAGTAAGGATGCCGGAGCCGTTTCGATGGATCACGTAGCCCCTGTTGCACGGAATACTGTCCTGGAGCAGCACGTTTTGGTTCGGCTGTACTCGCTGGACTTCGTTGTATACATACTCAGCCATGCTGCGCCTCCTTAGCCTACGAACCCGCTGCCGCCGCAACCGCAGCCATTATTGGCACAGGTGAAGATTGGCGTACGACCGTACACGGGAGTGCTGGGAACGGGGCAGTTGGACAGCCGGTTATAGAGAGCGTCGACCTCGCTGGAGAATCCCTGCTGGATGAACGCATTCTGAGCCGCCTGAGAAGCAGCCAGAGTCTGCATGTTGATCTCCTGACGGAGGCGGGCGATCTCGTCGTTCTTTGCGTCGATCTTATCCTGGCAGAGCTGGTCAAGGATGCGCTGCGTGGAGGCGGTGTTCGCCGCGATGATGTCACGTACGCCGTCGGAAAGAGCCGCACGGTCAGCGCAATTCTCAGTGGCCACCACATACTTCAGGTCGGCAGTCGCCGCCCGGTTCTCGCAGCAACAGTTCTGCAGCGCGGACTGGAGACCGAACATCTGCTGCATATCGGCCATCTGTCGGGCATTGTTGGCGATCTCGGCCTGTGCGAAACCGTTGGCCACGCCAGCGTTCACATCGGCAAAGCCGTTGCACATCTGGGTGGAGAGCCCGAACACACCGTCCCGGATGCTGGTGATGTTGTCGTTCAGCATAGAATCACGGAACCCATCGTTGATCTGGTTGCTGTTGTTCAACCACGGATACAGGCCATTTCCGCCGCCGAAGCCGCCATTGCCGCCCCAGCCGTTGTTGCCGAGCAGGATGAACAGGAGAATGATCCACCATGCAAAATAATGCTTGTTGCATTTGTCACAATTAAATATTTGGGGATATTATTTTAAATGCGCAAACACAATAGCCTGCAGCTTAGTGACTTTTGTCTGCATGGCTCTTGGGGTCCTATTGAATTCCTCAGCCAAACACTCAATGCTTATTCCGTCGATCATACGCCGCTTGGCGATCGCCCGGTCGCGCTCCGAATGGATGTACTCGTCAATAGTGTGTGCAAGCTGGCTGTTGGCGTAATCCATCACTTTTTCACCCGCCCGGAGCCCTTGCACGTCGGGCACTTTTTGTATCCGGTGTCGCCGCCGGTCTTACGGGTCCGCTTCTTGGTTGTTATCTTGACTTTCTGCTTGCCCATATGTCATATTTCCTCCGACAACAAAGTTGTCACCGCCGCCGTCCGTGTCCTGCTCGATCTCAACGTGGCTTTCTTCCACGGTGAATTGGCTCTCATAAAGCAGCCATCCAAAATTTGATGCGACCAGCAGGACGATGAGCAGCACGACAACCCGAACCAGCCGCCGGTTCGCCGTTTCCATTTGAGCCCGCATGTTTTCGTGCACAATAAACGGAACCGGGGGAGCATTAAATACACTGCCGTTCTTGGGGCAGCTTTCGCAGTCCTTACTCATCAGCGCCTCATTTCAGGATCAGCTTCAGGACTGCGCCGATGATAGCCACGATGACCGCCGCCAGCGTCGTCTTTGAGACCCAGGTGATCGTCTCCAGCTGCTTCTTAATAACAGCCAACTCAGTGCTGTCGTTGGCGAGTTTTTTATTGATCTCCTCATTGGTGTCCTGGCACTCTTGCCGGGTGACGAAAATCTCCTTCAGGCGTTCGATATCCTCATGTTCCAGCATTTTACTCCTCCGTGTAGTAGTTCTTGGAAGACACTTCGAGGCATGCGCCAAGGAATACGGCCACAGCCGTGATCGTCGCCCCGATCTCCGTTGTATAGGGGAGACCCCATACTTTCCCAAGGGTAAGCCAAAGGGTAGCCAAAGCAGGGAGAACGATCAGGGCTATTTTTTTTAGGATGTCGTATGCGCTATTGCTCAGTTTCATTTTTTATTCCTCCAGTTTTGTGTATTGTGGCTTGTTTGTGATATATCCAACACCTTTGTCGGTGAATATTTCATACCAGCCGGATGGGGCCGAATCGATGTAGGAATAGATGTCCCCGCGATGGGCGGTAAACATGATCTTCCCGCGTTTGCTGTCGCAGTTCCGGACGTATACGCTTTTTCCGAGCACCGTGACAAACTTTCCAGAGACCGGCGGGATGTCGATCTCCTCTTCGAACACACGCGGGATGCCGCAGCGGTCCCAATCTGCTTTTTTGTACTTGGTCACCACGACCCCGTATTTGCGGCCCTTTGCCTCCACCAGGTTCTCGTCGTCCATCATATACCCGATGTGTGTTGCGCGGCCTCCTGACAGTTTGAACACCCACCAGCCGCGCTTCGGAAGCTCTTCTTTGAGAGCACAGCGGCCCATCATGGTGTTGGCGTTCACGTCACACTTGTAGAGATGGGTCAGGTTGCAGAGCCACCAGCACCCCAGCCCCGAGCAGTCGTAGGCGTAGAGGACCGTGGCTCCTTCGTCGAATTTCTTTGTACAGAAGTCGATGGCCGCCTGGGCGTAGGTGGTGCCGTCCGGGTACTTGCCCCGGTCCGCTTCCTTCCGCTCGATGATGCGGACGTAGTTCTCTGGCGTCAGCTTTGTATGCTGCCCACCCCATAAGTATGGCTGGCCCACCTGCGACTTTAGGTATTCAATGAACTCGTTCAGCATACAAGCCTCCTATCCGTTTATATGCATTTGTCCGTCAGAGCCTTTGACGTAGCATATACCCATGTGCATTTGCCCATCGGAGCCTTTTACGTACGCAGCGCCGGTAACCAGCCCGTCGCTGCCCTTTACGCGGACCATGGACCGGATCGACCATGAAGCGGTCAACGTGATATCTCCAGTCAACAAGCACATGCTATTTTCGGTGATCAGTACGTCATCCTCATCGAACCATCCGTAGAATGTCTCGCCTGTTATCGTCGGCGTTGGCAGCTCGCCATATTTTTGCCCCCACGTCACCGTCTTTGTGGCCGGATCAACGGAGCCGCCGTCCGCATCAAAGGTAACAGTGTACGTAGAAGCGGTCCAGATCGCGTACAGGGTCAGATCGGCGTTGCCTGAATACGTATCTTCCGGGTCGTAGCTCGTCCCGGTCCCGTCCGCCTTCGTGTTCCACTCCGTCATTGTGCCGCCCGTGACGCCGGTGATCGCTGCCGCCAGGGTAATATCCACGTTGTAGGACTTTGTTTGAGCCTCGGGGGCAGTGCCGTGACCGTTGTTATCATACGTCACGGTAAACGTCAGAGCTTCCCAGATCGCGTACAGGGTCAGATCGGCGTTGCCGGTGTACGTGTCTCCGGGATTATAGTCCGTGCCGGTCCCGTCCGCCTTCGTGTTCCATTTGGAAAACGTGTAGCCTGTTTTGGTTGGCTCTGTAGACGAAAGAGCAAGGCCCTGACCGTATGTCTTCGTTTGATCAGCAGGCGCACCGCTCCCACCGTTCGCATCAAACGATACCGTGTACGTCGTTACCTGCCAGATAGCGTACAGTGTGGCATTGGCATCGCTGGAGTACGTGCCCCCCGGGTTATAACTCGTCCCGGTCCCGTCCGCCTTGGTGTTCCAGCCAAGAAATGTATAGCCTGTCCACGTGGGAACCTGAGACGAAAGCGTCAGATTTACGCCAGGGGCCTTTGACTGTGCGGCAGGCGCACCGGACCCGCCGCCAGCGTTGTACGAAACGGTATAGAAATCTACTTCGTTCGTGGTGACCGTCAGCGTAGCTGACGCCACCAGCTCGATGTACGTGTTTAGATTGCTTCTGGAAGGGCCGATGGTGTATCCGTACTTAGGGACGCCGCCAGCCGTTAGATCAATAGAAATCGGTGTGTAGTTTGCCGACACAGACCCGCCGCTTGTTCGAATGAATCCTATTGCGGTTGTAGACATGGCGGAGCTGTTATAATCTCCGCGGGCCCATGCGTTGCTTCCGGATGTTGACCCGGCAGAGGAGGAATACTTGTAACCCACCGCATAGCTTTCAGCGCCGGAGGGTGGAATGGTGCCGGATTTAACGGTGAGCGACAGGATTATACTGGTTACGGTTTTTGCCCGAAGGGCGGCCAGCGTTGCCTGGTCAAACAGCAACAATGTGGCAAGGCAGGTGCTCCCGTCTTTTCCGACGAGGCACCTGGCTCCGGTGTTTGCAAACAGGGAATAGTCGTCCCAATACGAGCTGTTCCAGCTCGCCCTGGAGCCGCCTTTTATAGTTGCCTGTAACGTGTATGTTTTGCTCATAGGTCAGGAACGTAGATGTAGGCATCGCCGGTGTTCAGCGTCGACGCCATGTCCGCGGGCGGGGTATTCCCGATGTATACGCCAATCCCCTCACGTGCGCTTTGCGGCGTGGTGCCGCCGGTGCCGCCATCTGACACAGAAACGGGGGTGTCCGCTTTACCGTTCACTGCGTCGATGATTTCAACGACTTTTTGGTATAGCAGCCGAAGGTCCTGGTCGAACGCAGCCTTCATGTTTTGCGCGGAAAGATTTGGTTTGTCCGGTAGGTTTTCGATTGTCGCCGGGAATTCCGGAAGCTGAGATACGCTCATGAATTTCTCCTTTGTTTTTTTAATACTACACCGCCGAGAGTGATAAATAGTGCCATGTTCCAGCGGATATGCCTACTTGCCATAGCCGAAGACTACAGTCCAGATGTAGTCATATACCGAGGCGGGAAGTGACAAGCTATCCAGGTATTCCTTAGCCCGCTTTTTCTTGAGCCCTCTGACAGTGTCACCGTTTTCGTCTTTCGCATCTATGGTTTTCCAATTATTGTATATGGTTAAATACGTTTCTGGCCTCAGTCCGTTTTTCTCGCCGCCCTTAGCTTCCTGGTACTGACTGCTGCCCAACGTTGAGATCTTAAACCAGGCAGGGGAGGTGTAGTCTGCCTTTACTTTCCATTCGCCGTCGCTGTTCTTCTGATACACAACGGCGCCCTCAGCTTTGACTTCCGCATCGCTGCTGGGGATCATGAGCGCGTCCAGCTGCGCCTTCTGCTCCGGCGTGTAGTCGTGCTCCATCATCTCGGCCCGCTTTCCGCCTTGGGTGGTGTACTCTTTTAAATCGTACTTCAGGGTGAAGTAGTCCTTTCCGTCTATGCCGGTTTCCAGCGCTGCCTTATATTCTTTGGCGTCCACCAGCTTGCCCATGGATGACTTGGGCCCCTCGTAGGCCCCGAATAGCTTGGGAAGCAGCCGTTCCTCGCCAAAGTATTCGCTGGCTTCAGTCAAAGACCACTTCCCAAACAGGGAGGCGTGAAGATAATGAGCAAGATCCTGTTCGGTTATGAACTGGACCTTTTCCACCCCCTCTTTGTCCACCTTGCTGCCGTACCCCTGCGCCACCGTCTTGATGCCTTCTGCGGTCCTGGCAAGCTGCTTGCCGCCCATGGGCATGATGAGGCTCAATAAATCATCGATGTCGGAAATGAAATTGGTCTCCGTGATCAAGTTCCTACCGTCCTTGACGGCGTCGGCGATGTCGGACAGACCGGACAGGGTGTTTATGATTGCGTTGACGCCGATCTGCGTGTTGCCGTATCTGGTAACGTCCGTATCTTCGCCGATGATCTTTTTTGCATAGTCCTGCCCGATAAGACCGACAATCTGGTTGGCGTACGGAAGCCCGCCCACGAACTCGCCCGCCAGCCGTTGCCCGGCCCGGGTCAAGTCGTAGTCGTCATCGTCATCTGCAAACCCGAACACGATGTCTACAATGGCGCGGATGAAGTCAAACCCCAGCGGTGTGGACCCTACGA